AAAATGCTGGGTAGCAGAGAGATACTCGTGACTGTGCATGAATCCACACATATTGCAGGTTTTTTCTGGACTTTTTTGATTGAGTAGCCAGTTTTGTATTTCTTCAAAATTGTCAGTGGGTGTTAGTGATTTGTATTTGTGATAATAATCCGTCCAGTCCGCATGATCTTGAAGATTAAAAGTGCCCAATGTATGGTTTAAAACTGCACGGGGTGGGCATTTATACAAGTTGCCTTGATAAAACTGTACATAATTCTTAATGTGACAAACTTCATGATTGCGGTACATTCCAGTTTGATCTTCGTAATCATGCCATGGCTTCAAATCAGTTCCGTACCCGTTGTAGTGTGGCACAAAATTATCAGCAAATTGTTCACAAAAACTTATCAAGCAATAAGAATTTATTTCTTTGTGTGCTGGATCAACAAGGCGGTAAAACTTTTTAAATTCACTTTCCCATTCTGTAGCTCTGGTCCACACCAATTTGGTCTTATACTTTTCCTCCCTAGCTGATTTGATTAAATCTAGTAATTTATTAAAATTATGATCGACCAATGAACCATATGGCTCATCTTTGGTATGCTTGGTTATAGCCAAACAAAGTTTAGCATGATCATCTTGAGCAAAAAGTTCATTTACATGTGGAAACAACTTGTCTAACAAGTACCCATTTGTGTTAACCCATATGGGCCAATCGGGCCAATAACTGACTATTTTTCTAAACCAATTGATAAATCGCGGATGCATCAATGGTTCGCCACCAAATATGTTGATTCGTTTAGGGCTTATATACTTTGACCATAGAGCCAGTTGTTGATCATAGTTTTCCGCTTCTTCTAAACCATTTATTTCGTCATGATTGCTGAATGTACTACAACCCTCGCACCTTAACTGACAGCTACGAATAATGACTATATCTAAAAATTCAATTGGTATTTTCATTGTGTTAGATAATATAATTCTACTCTACGCATCCACTGCTCGCTCCAGTACGCAAAGTCTTTGGGTTCTAGCACAAATTCTTGATATTGAGGGTCAGAGTTTTCGTCTGCGGGTTTTGCACACATAAGAATAACTCCTGTTTTAATTTCAGTACCGTGAGTGTCGTTGTGGGCCGCAGCATACGCCGCAAGCTGTAGAAAATAATCATCGATCCACTCACGCTTTTTAGGCTTATTCGTTTGCTTAAAATCCATGATTGCAGGCTGTCCCTTCCATACACCGACACAGTCAGTAGTACCAGCATATAGTCCAGAATAGTATAAAGGAACCTCGCAACCCCAATATTCATCAACATTACCTAGTCCTTTGAGTATAACTTCTGCTGCCATGAACCACGAGGGTTGTGCAAACGGATTAGTAGGGAATTCACCTAGGTCGTTGTTTTTTACATAACGCTCAAGATAGGTATGCATCCTGGTACCACGATTGGCAGCTTCAGTGGTAATCTGTTGTGCTCGTTCATGCCCTACACGATTTCGCCACTCTTGCAATGCTTGTTTGGCTTCTTGAGGTTTAGTTTTTTCTAGTATTGTAGTGACACTAGGCACACGACTACCATCTGGCAGTGCATAATGGCGCTTACCCTCTACGCTTTCTCTTGCTAGAGGGGTGTAGTCAAATCGTGTTGTAATCATTTAAACTCGAAAACTTTCGCCGCAACCGCAGCGGTCACGTTCTTTGCTGTTGATAAAATCAAAACCTTCGTTCAGTCCTTGTCTTTTGTAGTCCATGGTCATGCCATCTATGTATGGTAAATCCTTGGGATTCACAAATACATTAACACCATTTGTTTCGTATCTAACCTGTTCGTCTGAAGGTTGATCTATATATTCCAATTTGTATGCCAGTCCTGAACATCCGGTAGTTCTTACGCCAATCAGAATACCCGCACCATGACCTCGGCGATCCAGTTGTTGTCTAACTTTTTTAGCTGCAACTTCAGTTAACTGTATCATTTTTTGCTCGATAGTCTGCTAAGGCAGCTTTGATTGCATCTTCAGCTAATATGCTGCAATGTATTTTAACAGGAGGTAGTGCCAGTTCTTCAGCTATGTCGGAATTCTTGATAGCATCAGCTTGATCAATGCTCTTGCCTTTAAGCCAGGTAGTGACCAATGAAGACGACGCAATAGCAGAACCGCAACCGTATGTTTTAAATTTGGCATCAGTAATTACTCCGTCATCTACTTGTATTTGTAGTTGTAAAACGTCTCCACATGCCGGGGCTCCCACTAATCCTGTACCAACTCTAGGATCATTTTTATCCAATTTACCAACATTTCTTGGATTTTCATAATGATCCAACACTTGACCTGAATAAGCCATAATTTACTCCATAAAATAATTTTTATATTTTGGTTGGATATCCAAAATAGACTCGCCGCGAATATTGTCTAGTATTTTAGTGTATTTTACAAATTTTGCAAATCTTTCTGGATTATAATTATTTATTCTTAGTGTGTTGACGATATTGTTCAGTCCATCCACTGTGCATATTGGAGCATCTTGTAAAATTAATTCTAAATTTTGAATTAGTTCATGTCTTAATTCTAATGGTAAATTTTCAATAAACAATTCATCTTCGTTGTTGACTAAAAAAATACAGTGACAGTAATTGGGATAGTTTTCTTTAAAATAATGAACAATATCAGGAATATCCATTATGTTATATAAACTTGTTGTTGTATTAAACATAACCTGATGTTGTTTTACCCGTTCAAGATTTTTTATAATTGCTTCCCAATTTGATCCGTGTCTTATATAACTGTTTAATTTGTCAATACCGTCAATGGATACAACAAAAAGTAAATTTTTAAATGATGCCAACACTTGTTCAAATTCTGCCGACAAATGATTTAAACTTGTGTTAATTAACAATTGGACCTCAGGATTAGTTTCTGCTAGTTTTTTTAGAAAAATTAAATTATAAGGTTCAATTAAAGGTTCACCGCCAGCTAGATATATTTTTTTAATATTTTTATCTAAAGAAATTTCATGATTTATGCGTGGGTTATCAACATATTGAAATTTGTCAGGCCATACTTGCAGTAGTTTTTTGTTCTCAGCATTTATTGAACTACTACTGTAAGCGTTACACATTCTACATTTTAATGTACATGTATTACTGTATCTTAAATCATAACTCAGAGGAAAAATATTTTCATTGTTTAAAAATTTTGAGATATTTTGCAACATTGCATCTGAAAAATTTTTACTTGCCATCCAGCCTGCGGTTTCTCTTTGTCTTGGACTTACCAATCCTTGTTCTTCTTGATTGTAACAAAAAGAACATTCCTTAGGTTTTTCTCCTGCCAACATGTCATTCCGTATTTTAAACATTTTTTGCGAGTTAAAACTTTGGAATGAATTGTCCTCTTCATTGTTTGACTGAAGTGTATTGTTGTAACAACAAATATGATGTCTATTGTTAAATTGTTTTTCTTGATGAATGAACGGAAGCGAACAAAAAGTTTTGCTCGCAGCAACTGATTCTGAATTGAACATTAAGAACGTTTGGCTAGTGCGGATTTGGCCATTGAGTCAACTGTGCGCTCGGGTGCAGTGCGAGGAATTTCTTGACCTATTTCAGCTGGCATGTCGGTGTCATCTGCAAAAGGTTCCAAGTAAACATACTTGACACCAGAAGAGTCATCTTTAACATCTTTGATTAGATTTTTAATATCTGGATTTGATTTGTAAGCATCTAATAGATTTTCAAGATTGAACTGACTTTCGCCAGTTTTTTGTACCAAATTGATAAGGCTGTCAACTCTAATACGCGGTTGTATGTGAGTATCGTGTGCTCGATTGCGTAAAAATTCAAGCGTGGTTAGCAAGTTTGCATCACCACGCCCATCAGCTTCATCTTCGAGAACTTCGTCAATATACTTGTCTAGGTTCTCGGTGATTACTTCTTGAATACGCATTAACGCTTCTCTCTGCCCACGACAGTAGGACCAGCCGCAGCATCAGTGGCAGCAAAGCTGTCGGTATCCATGTCACTGGTCATGTCTGCTGCAGGCATTTGGCCTGGCATACCACCAGGAGCAGGAGCAGCACCCATGCCCATTGGAGCAGCAACAGGTTCACCAGCCAATGCTCTGGCTGCGTCATCCGCAGTTGATCTGGCTGAGCTTAATTGTTGAGTCATGTTGGCCAATAATGGTTCAACTGATGCTTTAAATGCATCGGCCTGTTCCATACCAATTTGATCACGGATAGTATCTAACAAAGCAGGCATTTGCTCGTTTTGCATTTTGCTGACTTCTTCCAGCATGTCTTGAATACTATCAACCATGTCCTTGGCAGCA